CCGTTACCTGTACCGTCACCATATATGTCAGTAGAGATACGGTTTAGAAGGCGAGCCTCAGAAACTTGCATACGACCATCTAACAAGTCGATGATCTGCTCTTTGCTTGAGTTCTGCAACATTTCCAAACCACTCATTGTTACGCTATCAGCGTACTGAGTAATAGAGAACTGAGCCGCAGAAATTGGGCTATCAGGAGTGATGTTCAATACTTCGTAACCGCTATATGAGTTAGCGTTGTTAGTATTTGGATCGTTGTACATGATTTCTTGCAAAATCACATTACCGCCTGAAAACGGCTGTACATTACCTTTAGCTTGTAAACGCTGAAGGATTGCATTGTTTTGTGTCAAGTTGTCTGCCAATACACCGCTACGGCTTTGAATGGTTGTAGCGATAATATCGGTAATTGCGCTATTAGCAAATGCCATGATATTTCCTTTATTAAATTAAGTTAAACCCGACCACTCTCTGCATCGGCTAAAGAAGCCAATAACAATGAGCGTCTATCCTTTGCATCTGTCTTAGACACCTGACCGCTAGGAGTAGCTGATCTTGGACTAACAGCAGTTGCTTTAGCTTTAGCTACTTGCTGTGCCTTAGATGCTTGAGTACCAACCGATTTCAGGAGTTTGTCCTGTTCTAGCTTGTAAACTTCATCGTTCATACGCACCGCTTTGGCATAAGCCGTTTCAAGGTCTTGGGCTAAACCTCGCTCAAGTAATTGAGCCATATCTTCCCTAACCATATCAAAGTGCGGAAAAGCCACCTTGTTACTACTTACTCGACTGATTTCTTGGGTCAATCGAGCATTTTCTTCTTGTTCCCGAATCTGTGACAGTTGCTGGACTTGTTGCTGTGTAGCTTGAAGTTGTTGCATTAACTGTTGCTGATAAGGGTCTACATACGCCTGTTCAGGTGTTTGTATTGAATCTTGGTTTAATTGTATTCCATAATCTTGTGCAAGTCTATGAAACATCTGCACTTTTTCCTGATACGGTGCTTTAGACAAGATCATGTGGGCGCGACCAAGGTTATTAATCCAAGCTACTGGATGGATGCCTTGAGCCTGAAGTTCAGGCACAAATGGGCCAATAGCCTGAGTTAATTGTCTTGCATTGTCAGCTTCGTTTTTATAGGCTGATACACCACGCTTAAATTCAGCTTCGCGTTGGTTAGCATATTCAGCAAACTTGGCAAATTCAGCTTTATCTAAAGGTTTGCCATCTTTCATCTTTTCCCATACATCTACATATTCTTTTTTCCATGTAGTTGGGCGTTTTATTTCCTCGACAGGCTCATCAGTAGCTTCTGCCACCAATTCAGGTTCTTCAACGGTATCGTCTTGGCTACTGGCTTCTTCGGACTTACCTTTGAAACGACCTTTTTCGTCACGGTTGATGCTTTCGGTATCATCACCTTCTTTTTCGTAGCTTTCGTTTTCGGCTTGGATTGGATCGTCATTTACTTCAATCTCCTTTTCGATAGGGGCTTCTAAAATACCTTCTTCGGCTTGTTCTAGGGCTGCTTCCAACATCTCTCTACGGTCATCGCTCATTTAATGCTCCTATCTGTAATTAAGTTTTTGGTACGCAATTTCGGCTATTTGACGCTTTCTAGCCTCTTGATCTTTTCTTGAAATTTCATGCACTTTTTGTTGCGTAGGCACATCGTTGCCTAATTCAATACAACCGTTGCGTTTTAGGTTTTCGCGGTGCTTAGAACGACTGTCGATCCATGAGCCATCAGCCATAGAAATATGACCTTCAATGTCAGAAATGACTGTAGGTGCTACCCTTGACTTCATGGCAACTTTATCTTGCCAAGAAGCTTTAGCGGCTTCTAATCCAATGGTTGGTGTCCACCATTCAAGGAAAAATTCCTCATCAGACTGTTTAGCTTTGACGTGGTTGCTTTCACTCCATCCGCAATTAGGGCAGGCCATTACATTCTCCTTATAAGGTCAGGGATTTGGTCATATTCATTAGGCCGCAAGCACACTACGTTGTCATACCATTTAGCGTTTTTCCACCGCCAGCAAACAAATTCTTCTTTAGGTAACAAAACAATGGTTTTAAGGCCTAATGCGCCTGCTAAATGGGCTGTGCCTGTGTCTACTGTCACAATGCCCTTCATAGCCTTCATGTGTGATGCGGTTTGCACCCAATTTTTCTTCCATCCGTCATTAGGAAGCGGATGAAATAAGCCGTCAGACTTAGGATTTAAGCTATAAGCGTCATCCCCGACCATTTCGGCCATGTGTTCATGGGCAATAGATTTGATGTAATACAAAGTTTGTTTGGATGCTTCCCAATTTACCCCAATTTTAGGTGGAATATTGCTAGGAATAGCGTGTAAATAACCTTCTGAGCCAACTATTTTCTTTTTAGTTACTGGAAACAGAGATTTAACAAGGGGATGGGCTAGTGAAATGTAATACGGAAGTGACATAGAGCCGATCCAGTAATCAGATTCGCTGGTTGCCCCTTCCAATCCGTTGCTAAACACATCTACAGCATCAATTTGACCCAATAAATGATGTAATGAGCCCTCTTGCAAGACTACGACTTTTTTTGCGCCTAAAACCTTTAATGCTGGCAAGAATCTAGCAAACATCAAAATGTCACCAAAACCCTGTTCCATTTGAACCGTAATGGTTTTTCCTAATAAAGATTCGCCTCTCCATACGGGCATTTTTAGGGCAGGTGCATAACCTACGGCTTGTTGAGCAACAATGTCAGGATGCCAGCGATACTCAAACAATCTAAAGCCAGCCTCGTATCTGCCAGCGTGTAAATGCTCATAGGCTAGTTTGTACTGTGCGTCTGCGCTTAATGTAGAAGTATTAATACGGATTCCTCATCGTCTAGTTCCTCTAGGCGTTTGGCTTCCATATAAATCAGTTGCTCTTGTAAAAGAGTTTGCTGTTTTCTGTAAGCTACTGCCGCAAGGATATTGTCCCGTTGTCTTTCAAGGTAGCTTATAGACCGTTGTAAATCTTCTGTTGCAGCTAACGGTATATCAGCTTTAACCTCTTGTTTTGATTGTACTTTAGTTTGCTTAACTTTTGCAACAGGTGATACTAGATCACGGATGCCTTGCTTACGGGCAGCGTTGTCATCTTTAATTGCTTTTTCTAATAAGCGTTGGCGAGCCTCGATCTTTTTATTGAGTCTTTGTGCTCGTAGCCATTCTTCTCTAGTAAATCCATCGCCACCAATTACACCAGTAGGAGTAGGCGGTATAGTTGCTACCTGAAAAGCATTGTTTTGAAACGCATTAGCTTGGAAAGCGGTTTGAAACATTAGCCTACCAATGCTTTTATTTCATCTTGGGTTAAACCAAGTGCGGCTAATTTAGCTAATGCTGATTCTTTAATGTCTATTGCGGTTTGTGCATCAGCTTCAGCTTGTGCAGTTAATTGTGCAGAATAAGCAAGTTCTTGTTCAGTAAAAGGTATTTCGTTTATTGATGTTTTTCCAGTAATAACATCTACGCTAATTTCAATTTTATTCATATTTTACTCGTATAGGATGTTAATAGAACCAGCATCAAAAGTGTCTGTGCCGTTAGTTGTTGTAATCCTTACCATTCCAAGGGTCGAAGATAATGAACCAGTTCCAGCAGATTGTCCTGTATATGGTGTTGTAGCTGTATTTGCAATTACACCAGATTCCACCCAAATATTTCCAGATACATTGGTAATTACCATAAGTCCGCTAAACACATGGGCAGCCGCATTAACGTGCATAACATATCCAGCAGTAGAAGTTTCACCACCTGTTGAGGGTGTTGCTATTAAAGCGTAACTTGAACTAGAAACATATCCTGATGTAGTCGGAGTTGAACCAACACCTATTTGAAGAAGTAAATTTGCTGTTCCAGTTATTGAAACACCATTAAACATCACAGTAATACGCTTTACCCAACTAGGTATGCTAGTAAAGTCAATGCTTGTACCACTTGTAGAAGCTACTGAAGTTCCGCTTGTTAATGGATAAGATGAAGCATTAATTGTAACTGCTCCAGTAGAGCTAGAAACAGTAATATTAGTACCAGCAACGGCTGAAGTTACACCAGCATTAGTCAAAGTCACAGATGAACCCAATGCTACTGAACCACCACCACTCATTCCTGTTCCAGCCGTTACAGTTACTGATGAATTTACAAGCCCAGCATTGGGCAAGCCTGTGCAATTTGTTAATACTCCTGAAGTAGGCGTTCCCAAAAGTGGTGTTACTAAAGTAGGACTTGTTGCCAATACCACATTTCCGCTACCTGTTGAACCTGTATAGGTTGGGGCAGTTGCTATGCCAGCTACACCAGTAGAAGTTAAAAACTGAGGAGTGGTTGTAGTATTACCAGCTAAAAAGGTTGTTGAACCTGAAAGAAGTTGATAGGGAACAGAACCTAATGCACCACCAGCTAAGTTTGTAGCAGTAGAAGCTGTTACAGATGACCAAGTACCATCACCACGCCAATAAGTAGAAGCTGAAGCAGATGTACCACTATTAAGATTATTAACCGATAAATTGCCAGTAATATTTGAAGCTGTGCCAGTAGTATTTTGATTTAATGTAGGGAAATCAGCAGCAACGGCAATAGTTAAAGCACCTGTTGTCGTAGTGCTTTTTAAAATACCAGTTCCTAAAGCAGAAGTTCCAGCAGAATAATCTGTGCCAGCAGTAGCAGCAGAAATAGCTGTTGCGTTACCTTTTAATACACCTGTAATAGAAGTAGATAAGGTTAATGCTGGAGTTGCACCACCGCTTGAAGTTCCAGCAAATCCATTAGCAGAAGCTACAGATACGGCTGTAACTGTTCCTGAACCCTTGTTATTAAAGGTAGTCCAATCTGTACTTGTAAGGTATCCATTTGTTGTTGTATTGGCGGCGGCCATGCTAATTGCTGGAGTTGCTCCACCTGAAGATACGACAGGGCTTGTGCCAGTTACGCTTGTTACAGTTCCTACTGAAATTGAACCACCAAGACTTGTGCTTGTACCGTTAATAGTAATAGCTGAATTTGTAAGGCTTGCATTGCCAATATTGCTTAAAGTATTTGTAGACCCTGAAATAGACTTATTGGTAAAAGTATCTGTTGTTGCTTTGCCAACCAAAGTATCTGTAGCATCAGGTAATGTCAAAGTCCTATCTACGGTTTGATTTGTTGAAAGCATGGTTCTAGTGTTAGTAGTACCGCCATCAGGGTTAAACATAAACCGTTTAGTGCTATCTACACCGCCTTGAACATTGACATAACCACTAGCACCTTTAGGGGCTAAATGAATGCCAATGCTTGTATCTGTACCTGTTGCTGATATATGAACAGGATTGCCAGTTGCAGCGTTTTCTATAGTTACTTGATTAACTGCGCTTGCAATAGCTGAAAACTTTAATTCAGCGTTTCCATTGGCATCGTTAATTTGTTCTATTACTGGGGTAACAATAGTAGGGCTGCCACTCAATACTACATTTGTAGTGCCTGTAGAGGTTGTTACTCCCGTACCACCATTGAGCACGGGCAAAGCAGTCCCCGAATAAGTAATGGCTAAAGTGCCACTTGTAGTAATTGGGCTACCAGCAATAGAAAAAACAGAAGGTACTGTTGCTGCAACGCTAGTTACTGAACCGTTACCTTTGTTATTAAATGTAGTCCAATCCGTAGAAGTCAAATAACCACTTACAGAAGTAGTTGCCGCTGGCATAGATATAGCAGGAGTATTGCCACCACTTGAAACTACTGGACTTGTTCCTGTAACGCTAGTAACAGTACCACCGCTTGATGGGCTTGTATTGGTAATAGTAAAGTTAGGGTAAGTACCGCTGGTTGAAATCCCAGTACCCGCTGTCAAAACTACAGTTTGGTCAGGTGCGGTATTAGTAATATTTAAAGTGCCGCTAGTCGTGATAGGGCTGCCAGTAACAGAAATTCCTGTTCCCGCAGTTGCCGCTACAGAAGTCACCGTTCCTAATGGGTTTGCTGCCCAAGAAGAATTAGTGCCATCCGTTGTCAGGTATTTACCTGTATTGCCTGTTTGACTAGGAGCAAGGGCATTAAAAGCGTCTGTTGCTGTAGCCTGACCAGTACCGCCATTAGCTATAGGAATAGTTCCCGTTAATACATGGTCATCATTCCAATCACTAGGGCGAATTAACGATGTGTCTGTATCGTCAGGTATTGTTGAAACCTTCGTGTGCTTTACAGTAATAGCCATTATTGCACTCCGATTATTTTACCGTCTTGTCCCCGTACTACCTGTTTAGGTCTATTGTGGTTTTCGTTAATAGTATTCACTAAATCACCTAATGCCAACGTCATTTGCTGATTACTATTACTAATGGCATCCGCAATAGGTTGCATAGGGTGTTGCATGGATTGTGCCATAGCTTCTTCAGATAAATAGGCTTGCTCACCGCTAGATTCATCAGCACCAATTCTAGCAACTTCGATCTTAGCACCGTTATTGATGTGGGCTAATAAGACCTGAGTATTGCGTTCGGTGTTCATCTTCATCTGAGCAACTTTCATATCCATCTCGGCTTGGGCGCGGTTACGCTGATCTTCCAATTGGAATTTAAGCTGATTCTCTTGGGCTTGATACTCTTGTTTGGCCTTCTCAAGTTCCATCTGCATCTGCATTTTCTGTTGCTCAAACTGCATTTGCTGTTGAGTTTTGGCAGCATCAGCTTGCATCTTAGCCTGCTCCATCTGCATTTGCATCTGAAGTTTTTGCATCTCAGGTGTAGGTGGCTTAGGCTGACCTTCCAGTTTCTTAGCTTGATCGCGGAACTTATCAGCAGTTTCGTCAATGATGCCCTCAAGTCCTTTGCCTGCTCTAAATGCTGTAACAGCAAACTTGAGCATCTCCATCAGCATCGGTGTCATCTCAGGTACTTGTGTAGCCATTGGTACAGCTTGCTGGAAGAATCCACCCATAGCCTGTAAGAACTCCATACGATCTTGCTTTTCCTGCATTTCATCTTGGAAAATCATTGAATCGGTAGTTACTTCTACACGGAAATTCTTAGCACATTCATCGCGCAATAAAGCTAATGCCGCTGGAATATGCGGTTTATCAGCATCGCTAAGTTGCATTGCACCACTAATCTTGATGATTGTGTCATCAGTAAAGTGATTACAAATGATTTGCGCTTTGATAGATAACAGTTCAGTAGCAAAGTCTACGACATTGTGTTGCATAGTCTTTAAGCGACCAGCAGCATTGTTAGACTTGATAATCTGTGCGCCAAGGGTTTCGTTAGGGTCTGTCTGTCCACGCTGAATATCAGCGATACCCATGATTTCGTAGATTTGGCTCTTAACTTGATCCATTGCCTGATAAGCCATCTGCAAAGCTGCTGCAATTGGGGCAATATCAACTAGGTTAATAGCACCTGCCATACCCTGTTTCTCGGCAAACGCGCCCCAATTCTTAACTGGAATAAGGGTATTGTTTTCGCCTTCAGAGAATAAACGAGCAAGGCTTGGCTCGGCAGCGTCATAAACTCCCCGAACTTTTAATGCCTGAATAAAGCCATCGATACGGTCAGCTAATGTATCTAGCTGACGCGCTTGGTCTTGGTACAGTACAAAGTCAGGGATTGGCTCTAGTCTGTCGCTAGTTAATGTAGCGTACAAAGGTTTAGGACAAGGAAAGAAGTTTTCTAACTCTAATGGGTCAGGTCTAACATCAAGGATTTTGCTCATTGACTTAGATAGCCAAATCACATCACCGCTAGTCTTGCACCATATTTCGTATATACAAGCTTCGGATGCGCCTTCGCCCATCTTTTCGTTGTAAGTCTTTGTATTGTCAGGCTTTGTGTCTAGTGGAATCTGTCCACCAAGTTCTTCGCCAAAGCGTTCAACAAGGGCTTCGCGCCCCATATAGACCTTACGCCATACTGCGGTTACTTCTTCCCATGTACGAGCAATAGTATGCCCGAAGTCCCGCCAGTAAACATAGTCTACTGGTGCACATTCGTACTCTATACGCTCTTGATCTTCGCGGTACATACCGCCTTCTGTTTCTGCTTCGTCTGCATTGCCAGTAACTTCAAAGCCATCTTCAGGTACATCAGCACCTTCCATCTCATCTTCTTTAGCTTTGCCGACAATATGAGGTTCATAACGAACCCAGCTAGTACCGCGCCCACCAAGTAAGCGGTCTTGTACTGACTGACCCATAGCGGATTTATAGTCGCTGTAATGGGTAATTTCGTAATCTAATGCTCGCTCTAACATCATCGATGCAACTCGCGCTATTGGATCATTGTCGCGGAATCTGCGGCTTACATCAGGGCGTGGAAGTCTAGCAAAGATAGCAGGAGTAATGGTTTGTACATTGCTCCATAGGATGTTGAACTTGGCATTAGGGTTATTCCTAGTACGGCTGTCATCCCTATAGCGTTTAATGATTCTATCTGTACGGCCTTCCCATTCTTTGAATGTACGCTCGTAGCCTGCAATCGTGGTATACCAATCTTGGTATGTATGATCCATAGTAAATCCTTAGGTAAAGTTGCCTACAGCCAATACAGTTGCGCCTGCGCCAGTGGTAATTTTCCATGCGCCATTAACTGATACAGCGTTGATTTCAATGGTATATACACCGATTGGGGTGTTTGCGGCTACTAATGTATAAGATGTTGCTCCGTCTAATAGGGCTACAGTTCCTGTTAAGGCTGTGCCTACAGTTACGATTAAACGCATTAAAGTATCGCCTGCTGCGCCTGTAACGCCTAATACTTGAGCAGTCTGTGATGCGGCTACGGTTTCGTAGAATGTGCCAAATGGTTGATTTACGCCTGACATGATTAAATCCTTTTAAAAGTTGATTTGGGGGTTTGTTTCCATAATTCGTTTAGGCTGACATCGGTTTGACCGACATGAAGTCCTGTAACTCTGTTGTCTTTGAGGATAGGGCTATCTTCATCTTTCCATACAATTGATAGATAACGGAAAGCATCAGCAGAGTGACTTGTCCAATCGTGTTTGGGGCGATCCCGAAATACTTTCTTATCATCATCCCATTCCCTTTGATATTGACGCAAACATTCGATACCTTCTTCACATCTATTATCGAACCAAGCGCGAGTTAATGCAAGCCTTGATGCTTGGATTCCGTCTTGAAGTGATAGGTTTGGAACAATTTTTAGATGTTTTATGTCAATTTTTGTCGAAATTTGTTCGATTATGCTCTTACCGCCACTAGCCAAAGTTTTAGCCCTAGCGTCATGGGGCAGGTAATGGTATCCGTATTTATACCCAAACTCATCTTCTTTTTGGGCAATCAATCCTGTATAGAATGGCACAGCCTGACCGTTAGATGAGTGGTGATCTAGCACCCGTATTTCCCCGTACACCACTTGAAACCACCAAATAGATGTGGAATCATTAAATCCCAAATCCCAAGCAGTATGGCAAGGGAACATAGGATCGTAATCAACAGTAGTAATACGCTCCATATCCGTGATCCTACGCATCTCTTGTCCATAGTATGCCCCTAGTATGGCTGCCTCAAATGAGCATAAGAACTCTTGCTCGTATTGGTTGTCAGACATGGTGGCTTGAGCATCTAGTAATTCAGCTTCAGGCAGCAGTCCTGATACATCAGCCCTTAGTGTCTTGACATACCAATTATCGTTCTTTTGGGCTTCGGTGTAGATGTCATAGAAAGCATTGTGACCCTTCGGTGTACCAATAAAGGTAGCCCAGCCTTGTCTATCTGTCAGCAATGGTCTAACAATCTCACCCCACAGACGGGGTTTCATGTCTGCGTATTCGTCTAATACCACGCCATCAAGATAAAGGCCACGCAAAGCGTCAGGGTTATCAGCACCAAACAATCTAATTTTTGCTCCATTGACAAGTTCTACCCACAATTCTGATTGATTAGCCTTAACAATGGCTGGTTCTGCAAACTTTAAAAGGTAATCCCATGCTATGTTTTTAGCTTGAGCATAAAAAGGCGCAATGTAAGCATACCTACCATCAGGCTTCTTATCCATAATAGCTCTGCGGATAGTGTCTGCAATTGTAGCTACAGTCTTGCCTGCTCTACGGTGGCAAACTAAAACAGCCCAGCGTTGATCCCGTTTATGGAAGTCTAGAAACGCATCCCGTGATTTATAGGGATATTCGTACTTCTTAACTAATTCTTTCAATCTAGGAACTTGTGTTCGTGAATGATCTTAACTGGCTCATCTTCAGGGGATGTGTGTTCTGTCCTAGCTAACTTAGGCACATGGTACTCAGCTACTTGCATAAAGCAATCAAAAGCAACCTTAGGGCCAAGCTTTTCATTCATAGCGATATCGTCAAGCCATTCTTGGAGTTTGTCAGCGTTACCATCCACAAACTTAGCGATCGCCTCTCTAGCGAGGGCTGTGGACTTATTAGGCGTACCTACAGAGCGACCCCCTGTTTTACTTCTAGTTTTATCTACTTTAGATTCCATACCTTACCCAAGTGGTTGATTAAGATAACTTAATTGTAGCTTATTCTTGGGGCATTGGGTAGCGCATCTCACCGATTGGTGACATAAATGGGCTTTGCCCTTGTGATTGTCTATACTTTGCAAATCGTTCTGCTTGCCTATACATAGCATCAGTAGGCTGTTGATTGGCTAGTAATGAATTAATGTCTTGGCGGCTCATAGCAGGGTTGATTAAAGGGTATTGCATACCATTGTTATCCGCAGATATTTCGGTTGATACACCGCCAGCTTGATTAGGCAGGTAACCATAGAAGCCTTTTCCTTTAGGTAAAGATACATCTTCTAAGCTTTCAACATGGCGAAATCCATGCGGGGCTATTCCTCTTAAAGCATTAGCCATCATTATTGGATCAAGTTTGCCATATTCAGACATTATGTAAGCCCTACATTTTTAAAGTGTGCTTCTATTTTATTACACATTTCTGCTAATTTGTTGGGGTATTCCTTACGCATCTGTATGATTCTAGGTCTTAAAGTCTTAATGTTTTCTTTAGCTTGTGCCACTTCTTCAGGGTCTAAACTGTATACCCAATGCTTTCCTAATTCGTTTTCTTGTATCCACGGTAAGTGTTTAGTAAGAAAATAAGGCATTGCACCGCATAAAGCTGCATCTAAATTAGTGGCACTCATTTCATCATAGCTAAAGAATATGCGGGTTAATTGTAGGATGCGGGCTAAATCTTCTTTTTTTTCAGGCCAATCACGCATGATCTCAATGCAATCTTTAAGCGGGTAGCATTGTTGCCTAAAATGTCCTTTGCCTACATAAAAAGTATTGAATTTTTTAGGTGCATTTATATGTTTAAAAACCTCTAAATCAGTAATGGGGTAAAACAATACATCACAGTTTTTAGCGTAAGTCTTTGAAAATGCTAATTTAAAGTCTGTAGGCTGCCATTGAATTGGTTTGCCAGCAAAGAAATCTTCGGGGGCTAGTAAGTATCTAACAATCTTCTTAGCATTTAATGGGTTATCTCTACAGCCTTCAGGGTAAATCACAATGGCTTCAGGATCGTGACCTAATGGAGTATTCCAATCAAAATTGATTCTATAAGGTGGCTCATAAAATGAAATAGTAGCGGTGTGGC